CCCTCGTAACGCGCGGGTCAGGTCAGACGCTCTGGCCCCTGCGGCGCTGACTCGGCTTCGGAACGGGCGTGAACGGCCTGGAGTCGTACCGCCCGGCGAGCACGGCGTCCGCATCCTGCCGCACCGCGGCGATTGCGGCCTTGGCCTCCTGAACGGTCACGTACCGCGACGACGCGACGGGCACCCATTCGCCGACGACGTGGCCGTTGACGGTCACCGCCACCGGCTGCGTGAGGCTCGCGTACCGCTTCCTGAACTCAGAGCTGGGCATCGTGTCCATGCACACGATTGTACCCGCTTGTACAAGGATGCACAACCATGACCAGAGGCGGACACGCCAACTCCGGCCCGCCGCCTGACCCCAACGCCCTACGGCGGGACCGCGACAAGGTCGAATGGACCCACCTGCCCGCCGCCGGACGCCCTGGCGAGGCACCCGAGTGGCCACTGTCCACGTCCAACGCCCGCGAGCGAACCCTGTGGGCGGGTGAATGGACGCGGCCGCAGGCGCTCATGTGGGAGGCACGGGGCCAGTTCCTCGAGGTCGCGCTGTACGTCCGCGCGGTGATCGTGGCCGAGGGGCGCAAGGCGACCGCCGCCGACCGGACGCTCGTGCTCCGGTACATGGAAGACCTCGGCGTGTCCACGGGTGGCCTCGCCCGCAACCGATGGGTGATCGACGGTGACACTGGCGGAGCGAACGAAGTCCGGCACGCGGCGCCAGCGTCCGGTGGCAGCGCCAAGGAACGGCTCAAGCTCGTCGTCAACGACTGACCGGACGCTGTTCGTCGTCCCGGAGTGGGTGGAGCGCCACTGCGTCATCCCCGACGGCTTCCGGCGGGGCGCGCCGTTCCGGCTGTACGACTACCAGCTCGCGTGGTTCGGGGCGTTCTACCTCGTGCGCGGCACGGCCCGATGGATCCCGGAGAACCCGGTCCTCGGGCCCGCGTTCGTCTACCGCCGCGGGCTGCTCATCGGGCCACAGAAGGTCGGCAAGAACCCGCTTATCGCCTCGCACGTCTGCGCCGAGGGCGTGGGGCCCGTCCTGTTCGCGGGCTGGGCCGGCCGGGACGAGGGCTACGCCTGCGCGGACCACGGCTGCCGGTGCGGCTGGGAGTACCCGTACGACGAGGGCGAGCCGCGCGGGATGCGCTGGCCGACGCCGCTGATCCAGATCACCGCGTTCTCCGAGGACAGCACGGAGAACACGTATGACGCGCTGCGGCCGATGATCGAGCTCGGCCCGCTGGCGGACGTCATCCCCAAGACGGGCGAGGAGTTCATCCGGCTCCCCGGCGGCGGGCGGATCGACACGGTCACATCGAGCAACCAGTCCCGGCTGGGCCAGCGCACGACGTTCGTGCCGCAGGATGAGCTCGGCCTGTGGACTGTCGCCAACAAGATGGTCAAGCTCGCGGACACGCAGTACCGGAACCTGTCGGGCATGGGCGGCCGGGCGGCGCTCACGTCCAACGCGTACGACCCCTCCGAGCGGTCGGTGGCGCAGCGTGAGTACACCAGCACGGTGACCGACGTCTACCGCCAGTTCGCCACCCCGCCCAAGAACCTGTCCTACGCGAACAAGGCCGAGCGGCGGAAGATCCACCGCATCGTCTACCCGCCCGATGTGCTCCAGGAGAACGGCGGCCACCTGCCCATCGAGTCGATCGAGGCGGAGGCCGCGGACCTCGTCGAGAAGGACCCCAACCAGGCGGCGCGGTTCTACGGCAACATCCTCGCCGCCGGCGCGGGCACCGCAGTCGACCCCGACCGCTGGGCCAACCTCCGGCGGACCCGGATCATCGACCCCAAGGCGTACATCGGTCTCGGCTTCGACGGCTCGGTGTCCAACGACGCCACGGTGCTCCGGGGCTGCACGGCCGACGGGCACGGGTTCTCACTTCCCGGCTGGTCATGGGTCCGCCCCGTCGGTGCCGAGATGGCCGCGTGGCAGGTGGCCCACCAGGGCAGGGACTGGGAGGTCCCGCGGGCCGAGGTCATGGCCGCGGTCGCGGAGGCCTTCGCCACCTTCACGGTCGGGCGGATGGCCTGCGACCGGGCGTACTGGCGTGACGAGATCACCAAGTGGGCGGGCCTCTACGGCAATGACGCCAAGGGCGACCCGATCGTGGTGCCGTTCGATACCAACAGCTCCCAGCGCATGGCGCCCGAGTTCGACCGCTGGAAGACCGCCCTCGCCACGGGCGCCCACACGCACGACGGCGACCCCGTCGTCACGGCGCACGTCGAGGCCCTCCACCAGCGGAAGGCCCGCGACCAATCGCCTGACGACGACGGCCGGACGCCGCTCATCCCGACCAAGGGCGACGACCGGCGAAAGATCGACGGCGGGCTCGCGGACATCCTCGCCTACTGGGCCGCGATGACCATGCCGGAGCTTCGCCCGTTCCGCAGCAACTACTCAGACGCCGGCCTCACCTTCGCCGGGTCCTGACCGAAGGGAGCCCCCATGTCAGCAGTCACCGGCCCCCAGCCGACCAACGGTGCCCGCCTCTTCGCCGCCCGGCTGCGGCTGTATGTCGCGCTCGCCCGGGCCTTGCGGGGCTTCGACGCGGATGCCCGCTATACAGCAGGCGCGCTCGTTGCCGTGAGCGTTGGCGTCGCAATCGTGGCCGGCATCGGGTGGGCGTTGATCGTTACCGGCCTTCTCATGTCGCTTCTGTCCCCGCTGGGCGAGGCGTTGCGCAAGTTCATCAGGGGCAGGTAGATGGACGAGAGGCTCAGGCGCGCGCTCCGCAAGGCCGTGCGCGACGCCATCGCGCGGGGCATCCTGCCGGACGTCAGGGCCGTCCCCGGGCCGATCGACATCGGCGATGGTCCGCGGGTCATCACCCGCCGCGCAGACGGCATCTACATCCTCGGGGAGCGGTAGATGAGCGTCTATCGGGCCCTGAAGGCGGCCGCGCTCGGCTACCCGAACCCCGGCTGGGCCCCGCCCTACGGGATGGCCGCGGACAGCATCGCGACGCCCATCAATCAGAACACGGCCATGGGCGTCCCGGCGTTCACGGCGGGTATCCGGCTGATCGCTGAGGACATCGCGTCCATGCCGCTCATCACGTACGAGCGGCTGGCCAAGGGCAAGCGCCGGGCGCCCGAGCACCCCGCCTACGCGATGCTGCACGACTCGCCCAACCCCGAGATGACGAGCATGGTGTTCCGCGAGACGGGCATCGGGCACCTGTACAGCTGGGGCAACTGGTTCGCCGAAAAGGAGCTTGACGGCCAGGGGACGCCCGTCCGGCTGTGGCCGCTGCGCCCCGACAGGATGCGGGTCGAGTTTGCGCGTGACACCGGGCGGCGGATCTACAAGTACCGCCTGCCGAACGGCGACATGGTCGAGCTTCCCGCGGCGCGCGTCTTCCACGTGCCGGGCTGGGGCTTCGACGGGCTGATCGGCTACAGCCGCGTGACGCTCATGCGGCGGGCGCTGGAGGCTGCCACCATCGCGTCCGAGTACGGCCTCCGGACGCTGGCCAACGACGCCCGCCCGGGCGTGACGATCCTGCACCCGCAGCAGCTCGAGAAGGCGGCGCGGGAGAACATCGCCAACTCGTGGGATGAGCGCCACAAGGGCCTGACGAACGCCCAGCGCACGGCCGTCCTCGACGAGGGCATGACGATCGAGGCGACCGGCTTCTCACCCGAGGATGCCCAGTTCCTCGAAAGCAAGCAGTGGAGCCTCGTTGAGGTGGCGCAGGGCCTCCGCCTGGCGCCGCACAAGCTGTCCGACTTCACCCGGGCGACGTTCTCCAACATCGAGGAGTCGAACATCGACCACGTCGTCGGGACGCTCGGCCCGCCGGTCAAGCGCATCGAGCAGCAGATCAACAAGGACATCATCGGTGACCCGCGGCACTTCGCCGAGCACCTGATGGAAGGTCTGCTCCGGGGCAAGTTCGCCGACCGCGTGGCGGGCGAGGTGCAGCTGCGGCTCAACGGCCTCGCCACCGAGGATGAGTTGCGGGATGTCGAGAACCGCAACCCGCTCACCGAAGAGGAACGGGCGGGCCTCCTGCTGCCGCTCAATAGCATCCCCGCCAGCTCGTACGACGCCCTCGGCATGACCGCCAACCAGCGCGGCCTGATCGCCAGCGCGCTGGCCCGGGCGGGCTACGACCCGGCCGAGACCCTCGCCGCGTTCGGCCTGCCCGCCATCGCGCACACGGGCTTCCTGCCCGTCACCGTCCAGACCGAGCCGCTACTCGACCTGGAGCCCAGCACGAACGGCAGAACTCCGTAACCCGACCCGCTCCGAAGGGAGACCCGATGCCCCCCATGCCGACCACTCCCGCCGCGATGCGGGCGCACCTGACTGCCGAGCCGCCTGCCGGCCACGGCATGACCGACGCCGATATGCCGATGGCCGAGATGGAGCAGCGCCACGAGTCGATGCACGGCGATGGGGCCGGGCACGAGCACACGATGATGTCGGCGTCCGTCGAGTCGGCGCGCAAGGCGTTCACGCCCTACGAGTTCAAGCTGTCCGAGACGGGCGACGTCACCGTGGCGTTCAGCCGCTTCAACGTCATCGACAGCGATGGCGACGTGACGTTCCCGGGCGCGATGCCGGTGGGCAAGGCCGTCCCGATGTCGTCCTACGGTCACACCTCGTGGGACGGTGCCCCGCCGACCGGCAAGGGCGTCATCTCCGAGCGCCTCGACCTCGGCATCTTCGCCGGGGGTTTCTTCATGGAGACCGATCAGGGGCGGAACGCCTACCACACGACCAAGGCGATGGCCGACCTCCAGGAATGGAGCTACGGCTACGCGGTCCTCGACGGGCCGCCCGGCATGTTCAACGGGAAGCGCGTCCGCGAGCTCCGCAAGCTCGACGTGTTCGAGGTCTCCCCCGTCCTTCGGGGTGCCGGGGTCGGCACCCACACACTCGCGATCAAGAGCGGCGCACCGGGACCCGATGCGCCGTCGGCAGAACGTCTCGTCTGGTATTCCGACGGGATGAAGGCCGTCCTCGACCAGCTCGCCGAGCACGCCGCAACGCGCGGCAAGGATGGGCGCAAGCTCTCCCGCTCCGATCGGGCCGTGCTCGAGGATCTGGCAGAGGCGCAGGCCGGCCATCTGGCCGCGACCCGTGCCCTGCTCGACTCGGACGCACCGCAGGACCCGGCCAAGCAGGCCGAGTTCCGGCAGGCCGCGTACGAGAACCTGCTCGCCATCGCGCGAGCCAACGGGGTGCCGGTGTAGGCCCCTCGCGTTCCCTGAACCACCCAGAGACCCCGGGAACACCGGGGTCTCTCCATGTCCGGGAGGACAAGCATGGCAACCGCAAAGGAGCTCGGCGTCAAGATCACGACCGAGCGCCAGGAGTTCGCCAAGTGGATGAACGACCACAAGGCGGCCGACGGGTCGTATGACCTGTCCGGCGACAACCTCGCCGAGTTCAACAAGCGCAACGCGGCCATCGCCGGGATGCAGCTTGACTTCGCCAACCAGTCCGAGGCCGAGAAGGCCGCTGAGGAGAACGAGCGGAAGCTCGCCCCGCAGGGCACCATCGCCGCGAACAAGGGCGGCACGGACATCGAGCACAAGGAAGTCACGTCCGGCATCGAGACCAAGGCCCAGCTGGACGCGGCGTTCAAGTCCGCGTTCACCAAGCACCAGCCGGTCCTCGATGCGATCGCCAAGGGCGGCCGGGGCTCCGTGAGCTTCGACCTCGGCACGAGCCTCGCGGGCCTCATGGGCCTCAAGACGACCCTCCAGACCACGGTCCACGCCCCGCAGGCGGACCGCCGCGGGACGTTTGGCTCGGCGCTCTACTACGGCAACGCCGAGAACCTGTTCCCCCACGGCTCCACCGGCTCCAAGAGCGTCGACTACTTCATCCAGACGACGGACACCGACTGGGCCGCGGCCGTCGCGCAGACCTCGGCCGCCACGGACTCGGCGTTCGCATGGACGCTGACCACGGACCCGGTCGAGACGGTCCAGACGTGGATCCCGATGTCCCACGAGTCCATCGCGGACAACGTCGGCCTCCAGTCCACCGTCGAGGGGATGCTGGCCAACCGGCTCCAGAAGAAGTCCAACAACCTGATCCTCGCCGGCGACGGCAACACCCCGAACCCCACGGGCGTGTTCATCCGGACCGGGTTCCAGACGCAGGCCAAGGGCAGCGATCCGGCGTTCGACGCCATCCACAAGGCCATCACCAAGGTCGAGATCACGGGCGACGCGATCTGCGACTTCGTCGCGATCCACCCGACCGACTGGCAGACCCTCCGCCTGACCCGGACGTCGGACGGCATCTACATCCTCGGCAACCCCGCGGACAGCGCACCGCTCAACCTGTGGGGTCTGCCGGTCACCAAGACCGCGGGCATCGGCTCGGCCGGTACCGCGGGCGTCGGCGCGTCCGAGTGGGCCGAGGTCGTCGAGCGCGAGGGCCTGACCGTCGAGATCAGCACCGAGCATTCGACGTACTTCACCGAGCGCCTCGTGGCCGTGATGCTCTACCGCCGCTTCGCGGTGGCCGACTACCGGCCCAGCGCGTTCGCGACCGTCACCGGCCTGTAGAAAGGAGCGACCGACCATGCCTGTCATCGCAGGCGGCACGATCATCGGCTCCTCGCCGGACTACCAGTTCGCCGATGCCGGCAGCGACTCCGCGACCGGTTTCAGCCTCCTCCAGGAAGTCCTGACCGGGACCAAGGCGTTCCGTCAGGGTGCGCTCAACGTCCAGATCAACCGGGCTGCCGCCGAGGCAGACAGCGTCTGGGACGGCAACCCCGACTGCGGCATCAAGCTCATCGCCACGAACCGGGCTACCGGCAACGTCGCGGCCGAGGGCGCCGTTCGCGGTATCGATGTCCAGGGCCGCAACCGCGGCACCAACATCAACTGGGTGAACGGTGCCAACGTCAACGCCCGCAACGACAGCGGCATGACCGCCTCTTCGCTGTGGGGGATCATGATCCGGGTCGAGAACTACGGGACGGTCAACACCGACATCGTCGGCCTCGACGTCAACCTCAGCGACGAGAACGACACCGGAACGCACACCAAGCACGGCATCCTCATCCGCAACACCGACGCCTCTGCGCAGGCTGCCGCCGATGCGGCCATCAAGGTCAGCCACACGTCCACCAACGGCTTCACGGCCTTCGCGGAGTTGGCGGCGGCAGGCGACGGATACGCGGCAGCCTCGAACGCGGTCTCCAGTGGGACCACCGAGGCTCTCGTCGTGAAGATCGGCGCGAACCTCCGCTACATCCCCTGCTACGCGGCGGCCACGTTCTGATGGATCGCGACGCGCTGATCCGTCGTCGTGACGAGTTGCAGGCAGCGGTCGACGCCGCGCGCGAACGGATGAACCAGAACGCCGGCGCCGTCGCTGCCTACAACGAGATCATCGCGTTGCTCGACGAACGGCCGGACGACGCGCCGGAGCCTACGGAGAAACCCACATGACCGACTCCCTATACGTCAACGCGGACTGGTCGGCCCTCGTGCCGGCCGGTTCCGAGGAGGCCGCTTTCGGCATCACGCCCAAGGACGCCAAGCGCCGCGGCCTGATCCCGCTCGAAACCGGCGAAACGCTGGGCGAGCCCGAGTCCCTGATGGTCTCGGCCAACCTCGTCAAGGTGGGAGAAGGCGGCCCCGAGGTCGTCACGCTGCCCGAGCCTCCGGCCGAGCCGGAACCCGAGGCGAAGGAGGCTGCGAAGCCCGCCGACAAGGCGGCTCGCAAGCCTGCCAACAAGTAACCCCCCGAGCCCCGGCCCGTTCCCTCCTCCGGGCTGGGGCTCCCCGTTCCTCGCATCCGCATACGCACACGCCATCGAAAGGATCTGAACCATGGCTGACAGCGTCGATCTTCGGGCCTTCCAGCGCGGCGGCTCGGCCAATGACCAGTTCCGCTACCTCCGCAGCGACAGCGAAGGCGGCCTCCAGGTCTCCTACTCCCTGCCGCCCTATGCCGAGCTCTCCCGCCGGGGCCTCGGCTGGCAGGTCATGGACACCAGCGCCACCGCGGCGCTCGTGGTCCGGCCTTCCACGGTGGCCGGTCTGACGCTGTACAACGGCGAGACCGGCGCCACGGCCAAGTCCTACGTCATCGACCGCTGCTTCGCGTTCAACCTCGTGTCCACTGACGCGATCGCGGACTGGTCGCTGTGGGCCACGGTTCACCCGACGATGACCGCCCCGACGGCGGACATCACGGCCATCAAGTCCATGTCCGGCCTCACGGCCTACACGGGCGCAGCGATCGTGGACACCGGCGCCTCCGTCCTCGACTCGGGCTGGTTCCCGATTGGCTCGGGCCACGTCGGCAACCCCGGCGGTGTCACCCCCGGCACGGCCATCGTGGCCGAGGTCGCGGGACGCCTGATCGTCCCGCCCGGCGGCGGCATCTCGATCAACGTCGTGGCCTCGCTCGTGGGTTGGACCTTCACCCACGGGTTCTCGTGGTACGAGATCGAGCTCGACGTCTAGTCCCCCACGGCGCCCGCCGTCCCCCGGCGGCGGGCGCACCACCCATAGGGAGCTGACCGGATGGCTGCCGGCAACTGGGTATTCACGAACGCCGCTCGGACGAACCTGCTCGATGGCACGGTGCCCATCGCGTCGGGCACGTTCAAGTGCGCCCTGTTCCTCTCCACCTCGAACCTCGGCGCGGCCAGCACGACCTACGCCGGGGTCACGAACGAGCACGCGAACGCCAACGGCTACACCACGGGCGGCATCAGCGTCGACCTGACCCTCGCGGGCACCACGACGGTCACGATCGACATTGCCACCGACCCCGTGTGGACGGCCTCGGGCGGGTCGATCGTGGCGCGCTTCGCCGGCATCTACGAAGTCGGCGCGGACATCCTCTGCTACTGCCTGCTCGACTCCACCCCGGCTGACGTGACCGCGACCACCGGCAACACGCTCACGGTCGCCGCGAACGCCTCTGGGGTCGCCACGCTGGCATAGCGGCCCGAGATGGCCGTCAATCTCCACTCCACCCATTACCGCTTCGGCATCAACGAGCTTGCCGAGACGACCCACGGCTGGCACGCGGCCGAAGACGCGAACCCGGCGCAGGGCGTCATCGCGGTCGACACGACGTTCCTGCTGCGCTTCACCGTGCAGGAGACGGGCGGCACGGCGGCGGGCAACACCGACCAGCAGTTCCAGTGCGCGCTCAACGGCGGGGCGTTCCAGAACATCACGACCTCGTCGACGGTCGCCAAGGCCGTCACCACCACGGTCTTCGCCAACGGTGCCGACCTCACGAAGCGCCTGTCGGGCACCGGCACGTTCGAGTCGTCGGGCGACGGCGGTACGCACGACGGCCTGTCCGGCGGCGCGCAGAACGACATCGCCGCATCGGGCAACTCAGAGACGGAATGCGCCCTCCAGGTCGTCAGCGCGAACGTCGTCAACGGCGATGTCGTTACCTTCCGCCTGACCTCTCCCGACTTCACCATCACGAACGATGTCGTGCCGACGCTGACGGTCAGCGAGTCGGCTCCGGTCACCGTCACCCCCGGCACGGCCAGCCTCACGCTGACACCGTTCGCCCCCGTTGTGACGGCCACCGGATACGAGAGCACGATCCTCGCCGACTCCCCGGTTGCATGGTGGCGGCTGGGAGAGGCGAGCGGCAACCCGCAGGACTCAGCCGGCACGAACCACGTCACGACGGTCGGCGGGACCCCGACCTACGGGGCGACCGGAGCCATCGCGGGCAATGACGCGGTGTACCTGAGCGGGACCAATGAGGACTTCCAGGTCCCCGATATAGCGGCGCTGGACCTGGGCGACACGTTCACCCTGGAAGCGTGGGTCGACCCCGACTCGTCCGGCGCCCACATGGCCATCGTGTCGAAGGCCCCCGGCGCGTACTACCTCCGGCTCAATCCTTCGAACGCGCTCCAGCTGGTGCGGTCGCAGACGGCGGAGATCTGCACCTCAACGGTCACGCTCGGGCCCGGCTACCACCATTGCGTCGCCACCAAGAGCGGCGCGACCGTCCACCTGTACGTCGATGGGTCGGACGTCACGGGCACGGTCACGGACTCGACCTGTGCCGACAATACCTTCGTCCTTCGGATCGGCAGCGACGACGGCGACGGCGAGTGGTTCATCGGCTCCATCGACGAGGTCGCGCTCTACGGGACCGCCCTGTCGTCGACACGGGTGCTCGCTCACTACGACGCCGCGGGACTCGACGGTAGTGTCACCGCCACGCCGGGGACCGTCGCCCTCACGCTGACACCCTTCGCGCCCGTCGTCACGGCCAGCGACCACAAGAGCGTCACGCCCGGCACCGCGGCCCTGAGCCTGACGGCGTTCGCGCCCGTTATCACCGCGTCGGATCAGCAGACCGTCACGCCGGGGACCGCCGCGTTGGCGCTCACCGCGTTCGCGCCGACAGTCGCCGTCTCGGACAACGTCACCGTCACCCCGGGGGTCGCCAGCCTCAGCCTGACGGCGCTGACACCCAGCGTCACCGCATCCGACCACAAGACGGTGACCCCGGGCACGACCGCGCTCACCCTGACCGCCTTCGCCCCGACGGTGACCGGAGGCGCAGGACTCACCATCACCCCCGGCACAGCATCGCTGTTCCTGACGGCGTTCGCCCCATCGGCGGTCATCTCCGACCACCAACTCGTCACCCCGGGCACGGCGAGCCTTGCCCTGACCACGTTCGCGCCGAGCGTGACGGGCGGCGAGGGTCTCACCGTCACCCCGGGGACGGCGGCGCTGTCGCTGACGGCGTTCGCGCCCATGGTCACCCTCAGCGACCACCTGACGGTCACGCCGGGCACGGCCGCCCTTGCCCTCACGACGTTCGCACCATCGGTCCTGACGTCCGTCACCGTGACGCCGGGAACAGCCAACCTCAGCCTCACCGCCTTCGCACCCTCCGTGACGGCCTCGGACAACCGGACGGTCGTCCCGGGCACGACCGCGCTCACCCTGACCGCCTTCGCCCCGACGGTCACGGGGACCGCCGCCATCACCGGGGGCGTGCCGCCGGGGGTCGGCGGAGGTGCCGGCCGGCCGCCGGGGATCGGCGGTGGGGGCGGACACGTTCCGGGCGGCTCTGCATTCAGCTTGGCTCCCAAGAGGTAACCCGTGCCGATCATCGTCCCCCTCACGACGGGCGGCCAGAGCCCGGACCAGATCCTCAACACCGGCGCCTACGGGGCCGGCGCCGTCATCCGCCTCCAGTGGAGCGCGACCTCGACCGGCACGTTCGCCGACGTCTCCGGGACGGGTTCGACGCCGACGATCGCAGTCGAGACCGACAAGCGCTCGTACACCGGCTATGACCCGGTCGGGACGACCGGGTCGACGTGGTATCGGACGCGGTTCGAGAACACGGGTGCGACCCGAGTCTCGGACTGGTCGGCCGCCTTCCAGATCGGGGTGACCGGCGGGCTGTATCCGGACTACGTCTCGCTCGATGAGACGCGGACGTTTCTGCGCATCACCGACGTGGATGACATCGAGGCGGACCTGCAGCTCGCGCTCGCGATCACCGCCGCGTCGCGTGCCGTCGACCGCGCGACGGACCGGCAGTTCGGCCTCCTGACGACGGCCGCGGCCCGCTACTACCGGCCGGTCTGGAGCGACCAGCACGGACGGTGGCTGGCCCACATCGACGACCTCATGTCGAGCACGAGCCTCGTGGTCAAGTCGGACACCGACGACAACGCGACGTACGAGACGACGATCACCGACTACCGCCTGTGGCCGCTCAATGCCGCGAGTGACGGGAAGCCGTGGCGCGAGATCGTGTTCGGCACTGCCACGAGCATCGGGACGCGCGAGGGGTCGCTGGAGGTCACGGCCCTGTGGGGCTGGAGCTCGGTCCCGGCCACGGTCAAGAACGCCACGCTCATCCAGGCCAGCCGGTTCTACAAGCGGCGCGAGTCGCCCTACGGCGTCGCGGGGAGTCCCGACATGGGCAATGAGCTGCGCCTGCTCGCGAAGGTGGATCCCGACGTCGCCGTGATGCTCATGCCCTACCGCGCGTGGTCGATGGTATGAGCGCCATCGACATGGCCGGGACGATGGACGCCCTCGCGGCCAAGGTGCCCACTACCGCGGCGTATCGGGTGTTCGCGTGGCCCGTGGAGGACGTCACTCCGCCCTGCGTCGTCGTCGGCTACCCCACCTCGATCGACTTCGACCTGACGATGGACCGCGGCAGCGACATGGCCGTGTTCCCGGTGTGGTACGTGGTCGGCAAGGTCGCGGGCAAGCAGGCGCGCGACGCCCTGTCCGCGATCATCACGGGCGCTGCGGGGATCAAGAACGCGCTGGACGGCCCGCTCACCGTCGGCAGCTCGACCGCAGACGTCCGGGTCACCGACTGCACCCCCGAGACCATCACGGTCGCGGCCGTGCCGTATCTGGCCGCGCGCTTCGACTGCGAAGTCATCACCTAGCTCGGGCAAAAGAAAACGGGGCGCCGGTGATCGCACTTCGACGTGCTCCCGGTCCGGTAGCCATCCGGGCCTGCAAGCGCTCGCCTGCCCGAACGACCGTCCTTCGCTAGCCACCCCGGGTCGAACCGTGTGGCGTACCGCCCATCGGCAGTCTACAGCATCCCTGTGAGGTCTACGTATGAGCTTCGTCCATGGAAAGTCCACGCAGGTCCTCGTGGGCGCGGTGGACCTCTCGACCTATCTCAACAGCATGGACCTCTCGGCCGACGCGGATACCGCCGACACGACGACGTTCCAGGCGACGTGGAAGAGCGCCCTGACGGGTGCCGTGGGAGCCAAGGTGGACTTCGGGGGCCTGTACGACCCTGACGAGGCGAGCCTGCCCACCCTGTTCCTGACCCTGCTCCCCGGGGTCCTCTCCTGGTGCCCCACCGGGGGTGCGGCCATCGGCGACCCAGCACGGCTGGTCTCGGCCATCGAGGTGGCCTACGGCGAGAGCGTGCCCGTGGGTGGGGTCGTCGCCGTCAAGGGTTCCTTCCTCGCCGACGGCACGGTGGGCTTTGCCTACGTGCTCCACCCGCTGGCGGAGGACACGAACACCACAACGGGGGCCGACCGTGACGACGCGGCCGCCACGCAGACCGGCTGGACAGCCCACCTGCACGTCACCGCAGTGGACGCCGGTTCATGGGTCGTCAAGTTGCAGGACGCGGCGACGACCGACTGGACCGACGTGACCGACGGGGCGTTCACCGCGGCCACCACGGCGACCTCGCAGCGGCTGCAGTCCGCGGCCATCACGACCGAGCTTCGGCGCCACGTCCGCTACGTGGCCACCCGGACCGGCGGCTCTGCCGGTGACGGCGTGACGTTCTTCCTGGCCTACAGCCGCAACAAGTAAAGGAGAGACCCCGGTGGCGTTCAAGCACGGAAAGAGCGGCGCGCTCACGATCAACTCAGGGGCGCTCGCGGCGTTCCTGACCAACATCGACTTCTCGACCGACCTCGACACCGCCGACACGACGACCTTCGGCGCGACGTGGAAGACGGCCGTCTCGGGTGTCCCAGGCGGCAAGATCGACTTCTCGGGCAACTATGACCCGACGGCTTCTACGGGCCCTGGGGCGATCCTGTTCCCGCTAGTCACGGCCGGCACCGCCGTCACCGTGCTGTTCTACCCGGGCGGCACGGCGTCCAACCAGATCCTCTACACGATCACCTCCGGCGGCATCGTGACCAGCTACAGCGAGTCCACCCCCGTCGGCGGACAGGTGACGTTCAAGGGCTCCGTGCTGATCGTGGTCCTGCCCGTCCGGTCGGTCATCTAGTCATGGCCCTCCCCATCGCGCCCCTCGCCACGGCCACGTTGGAGATCGGCGGGGAGATCGTCGAATACCGGAGCATGTCCCGCGCCCAGGCCCTCAAGCTGAATGGGCTCAAGGGGCGGGAGGATGAGGCCGAGATCCTGATCCTGACCTCGGGCACCGGCTGCACGGAGGATGAGGCTCAGGCGTTCCGCGAGGGCAACGACACCGACACCGCCGGCCTGCTGATCGACTCGATCATCAGGCTGTCCGGGCTCGAGACCGTGCGGCACGACATCCACAAGGGGGCGGCAAAGTGTCCCGCTTGCCTCGATGCTCACGCGGCGGCCGTCGCGGCGGCGTCTAGCGACCCAAATGGGTGAGCCAGGACGTGTACGAGCGGGCGTTCATGGAAGAGGAGATGGACCCCTTCGACTTCGTCCTGGCGGAGAAGCTGCACATGAGCGTCCGGGCCATGCGCGAGAGCCTCGGCAATGACGAGTACCTCGCGTGGCGGGCGTTCCACGTCTACCGCGAGGCCATGCTTGAGCTCGCCCGTGAGAGGCCGCGCCGGTGAATGACGAGTACCGGGTCCAGGTCACGGGGCTCCGCGAGCTCCAGGCCGCCCTTCGGAGGATCAACGCCGACCTTCCGAAGGAACTCAAGGCGCGCTTCCTCGAGATCGCCCGGACGGTCAGCACCAAGGCGTCGGCCAAGGTCCCGCGGATCACCGGTCAGGCTGCGGCATCCGTCAAGCCGCACGGCACGCTGCGGGGCGCGTCGGTGACCGGGGGCGGGGCGCGCACGCCCTACTTCCCGTGGCTTGACTTCGGCGGTGGAGACCCGCACCGGAGGGGCGTCACCCCCAACAGGTCCG